AAGTTGCGTTCAACACTAAAGCCTACACCAGTGCCGCACATAAGAACATACATCAACTCATCAAAGGATCGCGGTGAATCTATGTGAAGATAACTACAGTTAAACCCTGCAACATTATCTTTGTCGAGTGCTTCCCCTGCTGTCATCATGCATCTCATGCTAGGCATAACCTCTAGATTGTATATTGCATCGTATAATTTCTGTCCTTCAGTCACGGTAATCTGTTCACGATCTCTCCAAAACTGTACGTAGCGGTACACTGTTTCTGCCCATGTCTCTCTTCGATTATGTTCAGGTATCCAACGTGCGTAGCGTGACTTGTGTATAAATTCTTGGTACTGATCCATTAAGTGTTCTCCTTGGTGACAATTGTTGTTAGTTTATTTAAGTACCACGTAGCCTTATTTAAGTCCTCTACTTGCTTGCCTTTATAGTCGTAGCGCCAAAGGTATTTCATACAGTTGCCCTTGAGATACCCCTTGAAAGCTACGCTAGACATTGACTCTTCAATGGCTTCAATGCATTCAATGTTGCCAGTGTTGTAGTGCTTTGGATTGTTGACAACATCCTCACTTAGTGTATGTGCTTCTTGCATAGCCATATCAACGTAAGGCTTGTAAGGCTCAAGTGCAGGATGTTCTTTAGCTACTCTATCCCAATCTGCGGGTGTTGCATCATTTAATCTTTTCATGTGCTATCTCTTCGTATAAGTTAATTGTAGGTTCTTTGCGCCTAGTATCTTTTAATTTAGAAGAAGAACTAATCTTCTTGAACTTCTTCTTTCTTAAAAACCTATCGCGCCTCTCGTCTTTTCTATTGAAGTCAGTCAAAACTCTCCCTCTTCTTGGGGTTAATCCAACTATCAGGGATGGTGTCTTCGCTAAACCATCTGAAGTTGTTAGCACTTGCCCACTCACCGTGGCTTCTTTTAGTGCCGTCTTTTCTACGTTTAGCTTGTGGCATTGGCGCACTTGGATTCGCAAACAGAAACACTAACTCTGTATCTTCGGGCAGTGTCTTACTAATCCAGATGTACTTGCTAAACTCTGCGTAGTCCCAGAACCTACCCTTAGCTTCAAGCAGAATCTTCTTGCCCTCAACCTCGCGGATAAAGTCTGGGTGATAGTTATGCTCAACGGTGTAAGGAACTTTGTCGGTGTGGAAACTCCAACCATCAAGGATGCCTGAATGTAATTCATACTCCCAATTAGAGTCGTAACCTTTAACAAGATTCTTTTCTACAGGACGCTTGACTCGTTGTTTGCGGTAGCCCTTCTTAATCTTATTCAATGGATCACAGCCTCCCTGCGCTCTAGTTCTGCATCTATCAAGAGCCGCAAGTCTTCTAGAAACTCGTTGTCTATATCTGTAATAGACTTATCACTGTTGAATAAAAAACTTCCTGTAGCTATGATCATCTGTTCAATGTTCATTGTACTTCTCCTAATGTGATAGTTTCTATTACGCGGTGAGGGTTTGATTTAATAATCTTAGTTATCTTGTTGCAGACCCACTTAGGATGATAGGCGTTGAGGTGCATAGTTCTTTGCGCCATGTAGTGAGTCTGCTCAGGCATAAAGTTTTTATAGTTATCAACAGTAACGCCCTGTCCTTCTTCTTCACTGAGTAATGAGCGTAACCAATCAACTATAATAACGCCTGAGTGCTTCCTAATCCGCTTAGCTTTCTTGCCATTCATACTAGTAGTTCCTCTACTTTAGGTTCGACTACAACTTCTGTCAAGTATGCGAGTCCGTTTGAGTATTTAAAGGTACGTAAACCCTGTCCATCGTTAGCATCTTTGTAGCATTCGTGCTTGTACTTACACCAACTACAACCCTTTGGAAGTTTCATGTTACCTTTCTTGCCATCAGGTATGGGAGTATAACATAATTCTGGGGGCGAGTCAAGCTCTAATGCAGGTAATAGCTGACTAATAGAGGTTTTAATGTTGGGCTTATCAAGATCGTCAGGCACGTACATACACAACTCACCGCTCTCTTTGTTCAATACCAAGAACCCGCCATTGTCAGTACCCTCTGCCGCCTCGTAGCCCGCAAGCTGACCAAGGTATCCGAAAGGATCGTCTTGTGATAAGCGTCCGTCCTTGAACTTGTTAAACGCAAAGCGAGATGCGGTCTTAACATCCACCACTTCGCCATTTATCTTACAGTCCATGTGGCCTACGATGCCTTTAACTTCAACTTCTTTTTGCTCGTCTGTTACTTTGTGACCGGACATCCGAACAAGCATCAACACAATCTCTTCAAGCAAGTGGCCGTACAGGAACTTGATTTGCGTTGGCCCATCAATACCGCCGCGTCCCTCGGGGTCACGCTTCTCATACCACAACTGACGCGATGGTTTTCCTACATTAGACATACGAACCGTGAAGTCTTTGTTGCGATCAGAAGGAACTGCCCAAGACATTAGAGCTTCTTTAATTCCAACAAGAGTGTTGTCAATATCTTCTTCTGTTAGCGGCAAAGGCTTACCGTCTGATAGTCCTTCAAGGTGTTTGTAGATGTCTTCTATTAATGTATTTAATTTTTTCATAGTGTTATCGGAAACCCCTCTATAATTTGTTGGGCAGTATTTCTATCTGTCTTAAACCATTCTCCGTTGTATTCTTTAACAACCTTTTTAAGTTTGTTCATGGTTTTTGTTTCTGCTTTTCTTCTGTCGTTAAATCTTCTTGCATACAATAAGCGATAGTCTCTGTGTGGACTGCTTGTTTGATAACCATTACATCTATCTTCTGCATCAATAGCCATTCCAATCTTGAGCCAACCATCAAAAGAAGGATTAGCTATTATATATACATAACCTTCTTTAGTTTTTTCATATCCTTTTAAAGCTGAGAAAGCCGCGCCTTCAAAAGTTTTAAAGTTGCCTGCCTTGTACAAAGGGTGTGACTTAGGTACGTACTTACCGTTTACATACATTCTATTTGGATTATTGTTTGGATTACTTTTTGTATTGTTGTTTTTACTACACTTAATACATTGTGTTCTGTTCACGTTTTTCCATGATAAAGACCAATTAGTATCTGTTAATTCTACACCACAAGTATTACAATTTTCTTTAGTGTGTTTCACTCCAGTTCTCCCCGACTTTATAGTCTCCGTCCAGTGGACAATTTAAATTAAACATACACCCTGCTTCTTTAATAGCTTGAACACCTAGCTTACCAACCTCTACTGCATCATAAACGTGGCATTCTATCTGCCATTCATCGTGTACATTGGCTACAAACTTAGCATCGTATCCGTGGTTCTTTATCTTCTCGTCTAGTATTATTAACGCTTTCTTCATTACTATTGCGCCTGCTCCCTGCAACAAAGTATTCAAGGCCGCGTGTTCTGAGCGCACCGTAAGCTTACGTCCGTCTAGTGCTTTAACGAATCCGCTTGAAGCTTCTCGTTGTACTCTGTCTGTAAGCTTTTTAAATGATGGGAGATTATCAAAGAAGCGTTGTCTAAGTCCTTTCCCAACCGCTCTACCTCGTCCAACCACAGACCCAAGCTTTGCATCTCCTGCTCCGTATAAGAGGGCATAGATAAAAGTTTTCGCCTGACTTCTTGATTCAAGTTCAGCAAGGCGCTGATTAGCGGTGTGTATATCTCCGTTAAGTATTTCATTAGTATAGCCCTCATCGTTTAAGTAATGTGCAAGCATCCTAAGTTCTAAGCCTGAAGCATCAATCCCTACCAGACGATAGTCCTCTGGAACAGTCCAACAAGATCGGCAATCTTCGCCGAACGGTGACGAACTACTAGGAATCTGAGCCATGTTAGGATGTGAATGTGTCATACGCGATGTCACTGCACCGTTAGGATTGACGTACCCATGAACCCTGCCAGTGTCTTCGTTGAGTTCCTTGATCCAACTCTTAGTTTGAGCCAAGCGTTTCTGCAACATAAGATACTTAGCAATCAATGCGGCCTGCGGTATGTTCCTAACTTTATTTAAAGTTGACTCATCTACAATGGGTTGACCTGTAGGTGTATGCTTCTGAGGCTTCCAACCAAAACGAATTAGGTACTCGCCAATCTGCTTGCGTGACCCTAAGTTAAAAGGCGTTTCAGTTTTACGTGCGATAGGCTTAGAGTCCATGTCACAAAGTATACGTTCATACTCTTCGTCTGTTAGCCGTGTGCCTTTACCGTGCTGATCGGTTGCTGTCTTAGCTACTGCACCTGTCGCTGTGAACTTAGGTGTCAGTATCTGAGTAGTGACTACAGGCCGAAACTCTTCGTGAACCTCCTGCTCTAGATCGTGTAGCTTGGTTTCAAACATAGCCACTAAACCCATAACTTTCTCAAGGTCTAAGACAAAGCCGTTGGTGCGTTGCTGATCAATGATCTTAGCTACTGCGTGTTCTATCTGCACTGACTGTGGCGTGAACCCACGGCTCTCAAGCTTGAGTGCTTCATAGACTTTAGTATTAAGCAACACATCGTTCTTGCAGTACTCTAACATCTCAGGCGTGTACTCATCCCACGCATCTTCCTGATCACCAAAGTCTCCTTTCTTAAAACCTAGACGATAGCCCCAACCTTCAAGTCCGTGGTTGCCTTCGCGTGTTGGCTTGAAGAGTCGTGATAGCACTAAGGTATCTACAATCTTCTTGTCAAACAAATCAATTCCGGCAACCTTTTTAATTGCAGGGATGTCATAGCCTATCAGGTTGTGGCCGATCAGTTTAGTTGCAGAGCGCAGTAGTCCGTAGCCTTGCTCTAGTTGCGTGTTGTCGAACGTAAACACATCCTTTGTATCAACGTCTTGTGCCACGATACAATGTATCTTCGTGGGGTCTAAGCCGTCTGCTTCTATATCAAATACTAAGTTACTCATATTATATCTCCGTCAAACTGAGCCTCGTCATAATCATCTAACTCTCGTAGCCGCCCTGTCGCGCCATCATACAACAGGTTAGTAGCAACGCCAACATCTCCAGTGTACCTAGACTTCAGCACCCTAACCTTGGTGGTCGATGCCTCTATCTCATCGTCTGATTGTTGGTTGCGTTCAAGGCTGATAACACAATCACTTAGCTGAGCAATACTCTGGCTACCTCTAAGGTGATTAAGCCCTGTCTCGATGCCGTTCTCGTGGCCTCTATTGCCCTCAACCCTGCGGAGGTGTGACACTAGTATCATACCACAGCCTGTCTCCTCTACCATAGTCCTGAGTCGATGCATGATCTGGTCGATAGCTTTACGCTCGTCATTCTCAAGGGTTGATAGAACTAACATATGAAGGTGGTCAACTACAATCCATTTACAATCTAGACCTATAATCATGTAGCGTAGCTTACTGAAGATGTCTTCAAGGTTATTGACTCCGTGGTGTGCGTGAATCCAAACGCGCCCCTCGTTCTCGCCCATAAACACTTTCTTAAAGCACTCGTCTAGTTGTTCCTCCGTGTACTGAGACTTAACACTGTCAAGGTGTAGCTTAGCGTTAGCCTCGACTGCCATGATACCTTCGGCAGTGCGCGACCAGTTCTCTTCAAGAGCCACAACACCTACATTATCTTCGGTGTTTTCAATCAACCAGTGTTCGATCTCACGAGTGACAGAAGACTTGCCAAGACCAGTACCGCCTGTAAGTGTGACTAACTCACCCGCCCTAAGACCTTCTAGCTTTTTATTTAAGCCGCGCCAAGGATATGGTATAGCTGTTTTCTTTTCTGTCCGTAACTTTTGATAGGCTTTAAACTGTTCGGATAGATTCAACACGCCAGAAGGCGTATAGATTTTAGCGTCCCAGAAAGCACTGACGTATGCCGCGTGTCTACCTTGGCGTAACATATCGTTAGCATCTTTGTAGTCTACAGGCAGTGTCATGATCTTAGCTTTCTTAGGTGTCAGTAGTTTGGCTACGGCCTGAGCCGCTTCCTTACCATACTTATCATTGTCAAAATTAATGACTACAGAATCAAAAGACTCAAGGTACTCAAGGCTATTCTTAACGTCACCTATCCCGCCTTGTGCGCCTGACTTAATAGAAACGACAGGCCACTTAGAACCCATTAGTTCGTAAGCGGCCATCGCATCACATTCGCCTTCTGTTAAAGTTATAAACTTACCGCCTGCTTTAAACAGGTTCTCTCCAAACAAACCTACTTCCTTGGGACTTCCTGTCCACGCAAACTCTTTGTTCTGTTTACGTATCTTAGTTCCTGACAACTCGTGTCCGTTGTAGTAGGGGTAGTAGTGCTTGTCTATCTTGCCGTTCAGTGTTGTTGATTTGACTCCGTACTTCTTAGCTGTAGCTAAGCTTATCTTGCGGTCAGTCAATTCATTAAACGTAGCTGTTGAACTGTTATTCATCTTGCTGTTCCTTCGATGTATTTCAAACTCCGTTTCTACATCATCATCTTGTTGCACTTCCGCTGTGCTATAGTTTGGTAAGTATGTCCTGCAACTGAAGCAGAACCCAGAGCCATTGTCGTTAACTGAAACTGGGTCACTGCCTCCACAAGCGGGACAAGGTAGCTTGTGTTTAACAAAAGGCATACGCCTTACTCCTCGTTGGTTTCCTCGTTAGAGGTTTCAATGATTGCATCATCTACTAGATGCTCGTCCATGCTACCAGTGAGAGTCATAATAGATGCGCGGGCTAGTGTCACGTTCAACTCTGCTTCGCGTAGCTTGCCTTGTGCGTTTACTAAGACTCCGAATACTGACTGTCCTTCGGGTGATAACTGACCTACGTCATATGTAACATCGTCTTTGATGTAGGTGTACTGTGGTGCGTCACTCATAATTCATCCTCCATTTCGTCTGCTTCTGATTCAAACTCCGATCCATCGGGGCTACCAACTTCAACAAGGTCTAGAACTTGCATGGCTTGAAAGTCCAAGCCCTTAAAAGAACCAAACTTATTGGTGGTTTCCCACTCATTGTACTGCACCTTAACTACAGAACCATTCCCTACTTTAGCATCGAGAGGGTTCTTGTACTGATCAACAAGTCTAGGCGCGGCTCGTACTGTGCCGTCCTTTCCTTCTACTTTGCGCTTAATTACAATGGATGGGCCTTCGTCCATCTGCTTGATGTTGTATCCACGCGCTTTAAAATCTTCAGCGGTCGCCTCATCTACAACTAAGTTTACTGAGTACGTAGGCTCAAAGGTCGTGTTCGGTGTAGTGACCGATGCCCAGTACGCTGTGCCTTGAAGTATAGCCATGTTACTTTCCTCTTGTGGTGGTGGTTAAAATTGAGGTGAGAGTATACCACACTCT